CCAACAATTGCGCCTTGCGTGCAGACCACTCACCGGCAGCAGTACCCTGCACCGATGCGCCTTTGATCTGCTCAAACAAACGCTTGCGCATCGTCGGCTTGGTGTAGACCGCAGCCTTGTTGACGGAGGACTTGGGCTTGGTGGCCATCACGCACTCACGGCTTTGATGACTGCAAAGTTAAATACTGGCGTTTCTGTGGTCGTGCCGCCAGTAGTGCGGAATGTGATGTTGAAACTTCCAGCCGCCACCGCAGTGACCATCAGGTCGTACAGGTCAGTGCCTGATTTTTGGTTCACGATAATCACATCGGTTGCCGCCACGGTGCTGTTGGTCACGGTGAAAGTTGCAGCCGTAGCTGAACCCGCTGCGCTGAATAGTGTGATCGCACCCGTGGTCTTATTTAGCGTCACGCCTGTGGTTCTGCTTGTGCCTTGGGTGACTGTGCCGCCTGCGCCTGTGGCATAACCCACGCCAGCCGTGCCAGTTGATGCAATAACACCTGTGGCTGTCAGGCTTGTGCCCGTAGCCACACCGATTGCTGGTGTCACCAATGCGGGGCTGGTGAATGTTCCGGTGCTGACTGTTGGATTTGTAATTGTTGGAGTTGTCAGGGTCGGGCTGGTGTTGAACACCAACAGACCAGTGCCTGTCTCGTCCGTCATTGCGGCACGCAAATTGGCACTGGTTGGATTGGTCAACCATGCAGCAATACCCGCTGCCAAAATTGTTTCGGCGTTGATGTTGTACCAGGAATTTGTCGGCTGATAAAAGCGGTAAACAGCAGCGCACCCTGCACCCAAAGCTGTGACTGCGCCATAAATGGCAGATGCACCGTTCAGGGCAATGGTCAGCGAGGTGATCTCTTGCGTGGTGGTGATCAGCACCGTAGTGCCATCCGGCACGCCAGTGTTCAGCGGGAGCGTGATCGTGCCTGTTGCCAGCGTTCCGGCAGGTTGCAACAGCATCCACTGTTGCTCGCTGACTGGTGTCGGCACGGTGATGTTGAATCCGCTGCCAGGCACATAGAGATTGACCGCCAGCGTGGGGCTGGCAAATGTCTGCTGAAAATACTGCAGCAGTGCATTGACCGACATGCGCCGAGCGTCGCCGTTGTTCGGGGTGTAGACGGGAATTTGATCGCCAGGTGAGACTTGGCCGATGACGGGTAGTTGATTGATGGATGGCATGATGGTCCTTAGTTGTATGTCAGTGGCCCATCAGGGCCAGCGTCCACTGGGTTGTAAGGCGGTCTGATAAACGGATTGTCGTAGACGCGCCAGGGCTTGTTGCCTGCGCCTGCTGGCATGGTGGCTGGCAATTGCTGCTCTAGCGGGAACGTGGCGCGCTGCAGCAGGGTGTCGTAGCCTTGCTTGCCTGTGGCCTTGGTCTCGGGCATCACCACCTTGCCGTAGCTCGGCGCCAGGCGCACAGCCAAGTTGCAGATGATGGCCTCATAGGCCGAGTCGGGGACGTTGGTTTCCTCATCGATGCCGCCGTCTTGGGGGCTGGACGGGATCGGGTATCCGAGCCGGATGCCCTTGCCGTTCCAGTCGGCCATCATGGCATCGAGCCTGCGCCTGGCAGTCTCAAGCTGCTCAGGCTGAAGATCAAAGGCATAGGACGCAAGGCCGATCTCTTCGAACGCTGCGCTGATAAATTGGCGCTTGCTGTAACCCATGCTAGGCTCCTTGTGCCAGTGCTGTGGCGATCAAGCCACTTAGCTTTTTGTCTGTGGTGCGACCGTTGAACGGGATGCCCAGATCGGTGGCCTTGGCCTGCAGCTCGTCGCGTGTCGGTGGTGCATCGTCCTGTGGTGCATTTTGCACCTCAATGATCGGGGCATTCATAGGCGATGGAAAACAAACCTTGTTGGCTTTGCGCTCAATGGTCTGCTGCTTTTTAAAGCGTCGTTTTTGCAGCCGCAACTCTTTCCACGGGGCAAGAGTCTTGTCTTTGATGATAGCGGCTGACTTGATCATTTCATCTTCTTCATCGGTGCTTTGCTGGGCTTGCCTGCGGCTTTCGCTGCCTTGCTTGCCACGTTCAAAGACATTGCCACAGCTTGCTTTTGGGGCTTGCCGGACTTCATCTCCATTGCAATATTTTTACCGATGGTCTTCTTTGAATAACCTTTGGTCATTGGCATGATTCGCTCCTAAGTTAAACAGGCCAACATCTCTGCTGGCCTGTCAGGGTTTATTAACCGATGCGGTAGACGATAAAAACGCCTGCCGCTGACTTGCGGCAACGGAAACGAGCAGCAGAACCACTCGTAGCCGCAGTCGCAGGAGCGCCTTCAATTGTCACATCTGTATTAACCGTCAAAGTCAAAGCAAATGCTGCAAATGTAATGACGCTAAAGTCAAACGAATCACCAATCGCCCACTCAGTTGCCAAGTCAAGGTTTGCACCTGTTGGCATTTGAATGTTGCGTGATGCGGTTGGGGTGGCGGTAATGATGCCAGTCAGCACATTAGCGGCTGTGGCAATCATCGAGCCGCCATCAGCTATGTTGGCTGGCGCACCCTGGGGTTGCCAGTTGCCATCGTTAGTGATTGCTGGGGCAACACCGATTGCGTAATAAGCGCCCGATGCACCAGCTTGAATAGTCACGCTGGTGGCATTGGTAAATGCGCTTGATACATAAGTGGTGTTTTCAACCGTGGTCAACAAGTCTTGTGATTCAGGGAAATTGGGGTAACCAACTTCTTGAAACACACTTGCTGGCGAGTAGGCTTGAACGGCGATTTTCTCGCCTGCTGGCACAGTAACGGTAGCCGTGCCTTGTGCAAAGATTACGTTGTAACTCATGATTTTTCCTTAAGGTGTTTGGTTGAACAACAGGATGCCGGACATCTCTGGCTGTTTGTTAACCACGCCAAACAAGGTATCCAAACGATACTTGGTTTTCATGGTGTTAACGTCATATTGCTTTTGCATGACCAGCTCGATGCCCTGATCGGTGGAGGCACGCATCACTGCGACACCAGCATCGGACGGGACAGCGTAACGACCAGGCAGAATCTCCAGCGCATCTTTCTGCCAGAAGCAGTTGATAGGTGCGTCATCGACATTCAAGCGGTTGATGGTGCGACCAGAGGCGGCAGTCACGATCACGTTTTGATACTGCAACTCGGCATCAGTTCCACCTTGTGCGGAAATGATTGGAGGTGTGATAACGCAAGTGGTTGCATTCGTCACGCTCACCACGCGAAAGGTCTTGGAGAATCCAGTACCTTGTTTGGTGATGTGATGGACAGCTTCAACGCCTTCGATCTCGATGGCAGTACCTGCTGGCAAGTTGGTGGTGTCGGACACAGTGATTGTTTGGAAACGATTGTCCACGTTGGCAGTTTCACCAGTCACAGCGGTTGAGGTGGCAACAGGCACATAGTAGTTATTTGCCGAGGCCAAAGTGCTCATCGTTGGGTCAGCACCAGTTGCCGCCAAAATGCGGTTTGCGTAGTCCAGTTTGTAAGTCTCAAAGCCTGCGACCATACCAACAAAAGAACGCTCAAACGCATTGTTTGACTTGTTACCAGCAAAACTACGGGCAACAGATGCGGTTGTACCAGTACCACCAGCAATGTTGCCAGCGATGCCGTTGTAGTCACGACTTGACAATGCCAAGTAACGGTCAAAGGCTTGTACGCCCTGCTCGTTCATGATGCTGTCGCACAAAGCGATGTCGTCATAGTCACCAGCGGCTGTGCTGACAGTGACCACCAACGAACCGAGGTTTGCGGCAGTATTCATTATGGCGATGTTAATGTCGGATGCCAGTTTCTGCTTTGCGGCTTCGCCCAAGCGACCTTCTTGCAAGGCATCACGCAACTCAAGTGCGTCCAAGATGAACGGCACGGACTTTTGGAAGCCGAGCGTTGCAGGGACGGAGAGCTGGGTGTAAGCCGTGAAGTTGCCGGTCTGGTCCATGCCATCGTACGACTGTGCGATGTAGGGCTGGGGACGGTAGATCACGTTGTTGGTGCGTTCCATCATCGAGCCGTCGGTGTTGTAGACGGACACGTTGCGGGACAATACCAGCGCGTCGTTGAAGCCTTCGAGGATGTCCTCGAACGCGACGCGCTCTTCTTTGGAAAATGCATTAGACATTTTGGTTTCCTATTCAAAAAAATTATTTGGAAGCTGATCGTTTCTGCGCTTTGTACTGGATGACTTTCGTCATGTTTCCAGTCCTTGCTGCTTCTTCTCTCAGCCGATCAAGGGTTGAGTCCACCGCGCCAGATGATCGTCCAGTTCCCGAGACGATGCGCTCTGGTGCGGGTGCTGCCCTGCGGTTTGTAACTTTCAATTCTTTCTCCAGTTTTGCTACCGCAAAGGCAAACTTCACGGGGTCTGTGATTTCAGCGATTTCCTTGGCCTTCTTTGGGTTCTTGCCGAGTGCATAAATAACCAGGGCTGGATTGTCCGCGCCTTGCAAGACGACGCCTTGCTGGGTGACGTTCAAGAGCTGCTGGACGGTTTCCTCAGCATCCTCGTAGTCACGCACCTTCAGCTCGGCCTTGGCCTTGCCGTAGGAGTCCAGTTTGGCTTGCCAGGCTTGATGCTGCTGCAGCTCGGACTTCTTGACCGTCTCGGTCTCCAAGTCGTGCTGGCGCTTGCGCTCATGCCATGCGTCCAATGCTTGCTCGTACCTATCCGCATCGTAGTCGTGGTCTTCCAGCTTTGGCTTTGGCCCCATTGTCACGACCGGCTTGTTCTCAGTCGTGGTGGCCGTCAGCTTGGCTTCGAGTTCACGAATCCGTCGCTCTTTTTCCCTGTTCGTTTTGCGCAACTCACGCACCCATTCAGGCGCACGAACTTCCTCTTCGGTGGGCGGCGCTTCCTCACCAATGCTGACAACTACCTCGTCATCGGGCTGGTCCAAGTCATCGACAACGTCGATTTCCTCAACGACCTCATCCTCAATCACGATCTCTTCGTCTGCAATTACTGCCTTTTGATTCATCTTTGACCCCATCAAACTCACCCATTGGTACGGCTGGGTGGATGCCGTTTCTCACATTTTCACTTACTTTTTGTCATCTGACAACAGGCTGGACCTCTTGGCCCATGACGGCCTGCTGGGCTGCCTCAATTTCGGTCAGCACCATGTTCTGTTGTTCCACGCCGGTCTTAGCCAGCGTCTCGGCTGTCTTGGCTCTTGACAGGCCAGCGTCGGCCACGGTCTTGATTGTGCTGGCTCGTGCCTGGGCAGCCTTGGCCACGGCCTCCTCGGCTGCGGCCTGCAAGAAGATGGCGTTCGGGTCTTGCTGCTGGCCCTGTGCCTGCTGCTCGGCCATCAACTGCTCGGCCTCTTGCTCGGTTGGCTTGACCACGCCCATGCGCAGGAGCTGCTTGCGGAAGAAGTCACGCACGTCGCCGATGCCCTCGCCTTCCATGTTCATCATGGCCATTGCCTGGAGCACCTGCTTGGTCTGCGCATCGTCGGTGATGGCCATCATGCCGGTCAAGGCACGCACGGTGGATGCACGCTTGCTGGAGCTGGACGGGCCAACATCGACGATCACGTCGAACTTGGCCTGGCTCAGATCGTTTTCCATGACCACCTCGCCGGTCTCGCTCACCATTGGCTGCATCAGCTCGACCGTTTCCACGTCCTCGGTCCTGCCGATCACCTTCATGCGCCTGCCCTCTTCGACGTAAATGTCCTTGGCCATGCTCAGCCAGATTTCGCCGCAGCGCTTCATGCCCTTGGCAAAGTTGCTCATGTAGATGTAGGTCTGCATGTCGATGCGGGTCTGGATCATCTCGACGGCCTTGCCGGAGATGTTGCTCACCATCTTGTCGGCCTGCTGCGAGCTGCCCAGGATGTCCTGCATGTCCTGCTCGGTGATCTGCAGCAAGGCTGCCATCGCTGGCGGTATCTGTGCGCTGCGGGTGTAGGCCACCGGGCCGCTGACAGTCTGGCTGCCGTCGGGTGCCGTGATCGGGTTCACCAGCAGGTACGGGAAATTGCGCAGGTTGTCGTCTGCCCACATGAGCTGGTGGCCGGAGACCTGCTCAGGCGTGAGGATGGGCTTCTCGACGCTGGACAGCGCGCTGATCTCGCCCAGCTTGCTGAGCTGCATGTTTTTCAGGCGCTGTGCATCCTTGGCCAGGCGCACGTGGCCCATGCAGCGCTCGATGTTGTCCACAAACCAGCGCTTGCCGTAGACCGGCACGATGGGGATGCAGTTGCCTGCGATGTAGCCTGCGTCTTCGAGCACCTTGCCGCCGGACATGATGTACTTGTGCACGCGCTTGCGCTTGATCTTGCGCTGCCGGACCTCGCGGCTGCCGATGGCGTTCAGGGTCTCCTCAAGGTTCTCGTCCTTGTCGAAGTCGATCTGGCGGTAGCGCTCCTCGGTGCCGTCGATGGCTCGGAAGATGCGGATGGTCTCGTTGACCTCCTCGACCTTGTAGTATTCGGCGATGAACACCACGTCAGGCGTGGCCCAGTCGAACTCGTACTGGTGGATGATCTTGGGCCAGTCGGTCGGGTCGTCGCCCCATTCTTCTTTGTAGCTGGCCCTGGTCATCGAGGTGACCACGAAGCAGGACTTGGCGTCCGACTTATCCTGGCGCTTGCTGTTGAGGTCAAAGAACACCGAGCTGTCGGCATCGAAGATCGGCTCCATGCGGATGCGCTGATACTCGTTGTCCTCGTCCTCATCGTCTTCGTAGACGGTGCGCAGACGCCAGGCACCAAAGCCGCCGCCCACTGCCTCCTCGAATGCGTTGTCGTAGGCCTCGTCGGCCACACTGTCTTGCTCGTCGGCACGGTACAGGCCGTCGCAGGTGTCGGCCAGCTTGTCGTTCTCTCCGTCCTTGCTGACGTAGTCAACGGTGATGCGGTTGTTGCGATACTCGTTGACGATGCGGATCACCGACAGCATGATCTTGTTGACCTCGAACTTGGGCTTGTTCTCGTACTGGTCCCAAAGTGGCCCTTCCCACTGCGCACCGCACAGGCTGTAGAAGCGCCGGTCTTGCAGGCACTGCAGGCGCTCGTCGCGCAGGGCAGTCTGGATGTCGTTAAATTGCTTTAGCGCATCGTCGTGCAGGGTGCTTAGAAATTGCTCTTTTGAAATGCGTGCCATATTTTCGCCCTCGTTTCAAGTATTTTCTCACCATTTACTGTTCACTGGCAATGGCGTGAAGTTTATGGACCGTGTAACGGGTACCGCCCTGCGCACGCCCTCGCAAGCATATCGCAGCGCATCGATGACGTGATTCTTCTTGTCCTGGAGCACTGGCAGCACCTTGCCGGTCAGCGGGTCGGTCTTGTAGCTGTAGAACGTCAGCTCGTCGATGGTGTGCGTGCAGCGTGGGTGCACCACGATGTCGTAGGACTTGAGCCACTCGACGCCCTCCTCGACCGACTTGGCACCTTTGACCGCGCCCATGATCTTTGGGAAGCCGTGCTTGCGCATGTGGCTGATCGTCTCGGGCCGGGAGCTGTCGGCCACTATGGGCCACTTCTCGGACTCGGGCACGGTCATGAACAGGTCAGGTGTGTTCACGATCTCGCAGCCGACCATGTAGGCCTCTTCGTCGATGTAGAGCGTGCGGCCAATGATGTGGCAGCGCACCAGCACGGTCGGGTCGGACGCGAAGCCCCAGTCGGCACCGAGTCGGTGGATGGCCTCCGGTGGCGTCTCGAACTCCTCGACGCGCCAGTTGCGGAAGACGCGAGCGCTGCTGTTTTGCAGGTAGGCACCGCGCCAGACGTGAGCGTACTTGTCCGGGTCTCGGGACAGGTCGTACTCCATCTCAAAGCGCAGCACATCGGGAAACCAGGGGTTGTTGCTGTAGTTGACCTCGACCACCGCAGCGTCGGGTGGCGGCTGGTCACCGCGCAGCAGGAAGTCGACCGGGTCGCTGGCCTGGTTGGGGTTCCACGTGAACCACAGCTCGGAGCCGGGCTTGCGGATGGTTGGCCGCAGCAGGTCCAGGCTGCGCTGCGACAGGCTTTGTGCCTCCTCGCACCAGGCACGGTCGTAGCCCTCCAGCGACTTGATCGAGTCGGCCGTGTGGTTCTGCATGCCTTGGAAGATGATCAGGCCGTCGCCCTTCTTGGACTTGATGACGGCTTCCTGCACCTCGAAGTAGGCACCGGCATTCATCTGCTCGATCTTGAGTTCGAGAAGGCGCTTGACGGACTGGGCCAGTGATTTCTGGACCTCGCGCACGCAGACGCTGCGGCTGGTCTGGTCGAGGATGTGGGCCTCGATCATCATCTCGGCAAAGGCGTGGGACTTGCCCGAGCCACGGCCACCGTGTGCGCCCTTGTAGCGCGCAGGCTCCAGCATGGGCAGCGCCCACTCTGGGGTCTCAATCTTGAGAGTTTGCTTTGCCACGGACAATCACTCGCTCGATCTTGGTGAACTCCAGAGGTGTGCCGTCAGCGCCGGTCAGCTCATGCTTTTGGGTTTCTGCCCATCGCATCTGGGTTTTGCTCCACCAGATGGCTGCAGTCGTGTCGCCTGCCATGACCTTTTGGAATAGGGTTTTCCCTACCTGTGCATTGGCCTTGGACTTGCCGGACACCAGCTCGGAGCTGAAGTGTGCGCGCAGCGTGTCGACGTGGATGCCGTTGCGCACCAGTGCGCCGATCTGCTCAATGGGCAGTCCGTAGCCGGACAGCGCCTCGACCTGCTTGCGCTCAGCATCGGTCGGCTCGAAGGCTGGTCGACCTGCGCCCTCACGAGCGCCGCCGTTTTTACCTGGCACGATCTTTGTCTTTTTGCTTTTTAGAGTTGGTTTTTCAGTTTTTGCTGTCATTGTGAACCTCCGCGAAAGGTTTGCCGGTTTCTGCGTGTGTTGCGATTTTGCCTGTGAAGTCCTGCCAGCGCTTGACGATGACGTCGCAGAACTTCGGGTCGAGTTCCATCAGGCGTGATCGACGGTTTGCTTTCTGGCAGGCAATCATGGTGCTGCCGCTGCCGCCGAACAGATCGAGGACGATCCATCCGTCCATGCTTGACCATTCCACCATGCGTTGCACCAGGCTGACTGGCTTCATGGTCGGGTGCAGGTCGCTCTTGGTTGGCCGGTCGTGGCGCACGATGGTGGTTGGCATTTGCTCTTTGATCTGCTTGAGCATGGCCACCAGCTCGTCCTTTTTCATCTTGTCGATGTCCAGATCGTCATCGATCACCGTGGTCAGGGTGAAGTCACCGCAAAAGTGGTGGCCTTTGCCTTCCTTCCATCCGTAGAGGATGGGTTCGTGCTTCCAGTTGAAGTCTTGGCGAGAGAGCGTGCCGCTTTGCTTCACCCAGATCAGGACTTCGGAGAGTTTCAGGCCTGCTTCGACCAGGCAGTCCGAGAAGGCTGAGCGTTCGGATTCACCGTGGGCCACGTAAATCACCGCGCCTTCGCGCATGTTCTCGAAGTACCTAGCGTAGACCGCTTGCAGGAACTTTCTGAATTCTGACCTGCTCATGTCGTCGTTTATGATCTTGCCTGCTTTGCCATCGACCGCCACGTTGTAAGGTGGATCAGTCCAGACGAGGTCGGCTTTGTCGCCATCCATGAGTTTGGCCAGATCGTCTGCTTGCGTGCTGTCGCCACACATAAGCCGGTGCTCGCCCAGCAGCCAGACATCGCCACGCTGGCTTTTCGGCTGCTCTGGGATGCCTGGGACTTCGTCTTCGTCTGTCAGGCCTTCGGTCGGCTCGGGTGCCATGATGGAGGCCAGCTCGTCTTTGCTGAATCCTGTGATCTCTAAGTCAAAGCCAAGGCCTTGCAGATCTGCCAGTTCAAGACCAAGCATTTGCTCGTTCCACCCAGCATTCAGCGCCAGCTTGTTGTCTGCGATCACGTAGGCCTTTTTTTGTGCATCGGTCAGGTGGCCAAGTCGGATGCACGGGACTGTATCAATTTTCATGCTGCGTGCCGCCATGACTCGACCGTGTCCTGCAATGATCCCCCCCCCCCCATCAATCAGCACCGGATTGGTGAAGCCGAATTCCTTGATCGATGCAGCGATCTGGGCCACCTGTGCGTCGCTGTGGGTTCTGCTGTTGCGTGCGTAGGGTACGAGCTTGTCGACCGAGATGTACTCGATTGATGCTTTTAAATCGTGGGTTTTCGTGGTCATGCTGCATTCTCCATCTTTTCGAGCCGGTTGGCCACCAAGGTGGCGTAGCCTGCGATGTCGATCCAGTTGTCGGCATAGTTTGGATCGCCGTTCATGATTCGTGCGATTTTGTGGGAGATCATGTCCAGTGATTCCCTTTGGTCATCGGCCAGCGAGTCCCATTTTTCCAGACGACGTATGGCGTCCTTTAAATGCTGGCTGATTTCGGCATGGCCTTGAAAGCTGCCGTATCTGGCCTGGCGTCCTGCCAGCATTTCGTTGATGTTTGTCGCTTCACTCATGTTAGTGCCTACTTACTTTCCTGTGGATAACTTTTCTCTGGAAACCTGCCGCATCGATGCCCCCCTGCCCCCTCACTCTTAAGAGAGTGAGGGGAGGGGAGGGGGCTTTTTCGTGCGTTTTGCCCCCTAACCCCAAAACACCCTAGAGGGGGATTCAGGGGGCTAGGGGGCATCACGATTTACCACCTTTTCGCATCATCATGGCACTCGATTGGACGTCGTCGACCACCACCCAGCCGTGCTCAAGTGGGCTGATAATTTCGGCCAGGATGAGTGCGCCAATCAATTTGTCTGGGTATGCTGGGCTGAGATCGTTCTCGATGGTCCGAGGTTTTCGGCCATCGGCTGCCAGCTTGTCTTTGAGTGCCGACCTGCTGATGTAGGGTAAACCCTCTCGCTCTTCAGCGCCTGTGCCCCACCAGGCGCTCTCAAGTGTTTTGCGGTGGGTGTCGATCTTGCTGTCCTTTTTGGTGATTTGGACGGGTGCTGATGTCTCCACGATCACCGCGCTGGTGACCGGCTGGTTGTCCTCGTCGTACCAGCCGGGGATGGTGACCTGCTGCAGCTCGACGTGGACCGTCTGCGCCAGCTCAGCGTCTTTGGACTTGCGCTGCACGATCTGCATGGGCACGCCGTCCTTGCCTGGCACGATGCTGATCTCGATGTCCAGAGCGCCGCGCCAGGCGCTTGAGCCTCGCGCCCTGTGCTGGGCCTCGTCGGAGACGCCGGTGTGGTGCACCAGGATGACCGAGCACTTGAACTCCATCATCAGGGCATTGCAGGCGTCCAGCATGGTCTTGGCATCCTGAGCGCTGTTTTCGTCTCCGGCCAGGAATCGGTGCAGGGTGTCAACCACGATGACGGACGGGTTCTCTGGCAGCATCCTGACCTGCTCGACCACCTTCAGGTAGCCGGTCGGGGTGTTGAGGTCGCAGCCGTCTTTGGACAGCCACATGGCCAGATGTCCGGCTTGGTGGTGGTGCTTCCAGGCTGCGACGCGCCCACGCAGGCCGTGGTGGCCTTCACCGGCCAAGTACACCACCGTGCCTGGCCGAACCTTTTGGCCAGCCCATTCAGGCGCTTGTGAGGCGATCCTGAGGCACCAGTCGAGCACCACGAAGGTCTTGCCGCCGCCAGATGGGCCGTGGACCATGATGAGCGCCTGGGACTGCAGCCAGCGTTTGACCAGCCAAGAGATGGGTGAGGGCTGGGCCGAGAAGTCGTCAGCCGGGATCAGCCAGTCGTCGTGGCTGGGCATGAGCAGGCTGGCAAGGTCGTGCCCTGCCTGCACGTAGTCGTTTGCATCTCCCTCGATTGGCGGCATGACCATCCTGGCTCCAAATTTGGCCGAGGCCTGTTCTGCATACCGCTGCCCAACTCCTGACTTGTCGTTGTCGGCCACGATCACGATGTCCTGGCTGGCACCATGCATCTCGCGCAAGGTTCCAGTCACCGGCACCAAGTTGCTGGCGCTGTAAGCCACCACCACCGGCCTGCCGGTCGTCTCATGGATGGTGGCCGCTGTTGCGAAGCCCTCAGCCACGAACAGGGTGCCTGGCTCGTCCATCGTGCCGACCATCCAAAATTTGCCGCCAGTCTGGCCACCGGGGTGGTACAGCTTGCCGCCGTCGTGGTCGATGTACTGCAGCGTGGCCAGGGTGCCATCCTGGTCATACAGCGGCACCACCAGGCGACCGTCGCCGGTCACGCGCGCGCCGTGCACGCCAGTGCCCTTGCGTGCCAGATAGGGATGGTCTGGGCTGGCTCCTTGAGCGACTGTCCAGATTTTCTCGACCGTCTCGCTGGCCACTTGGTGCTTGCGCTCCAGCTCAGCGTCGCGCAGCGCCTTGGCCTCTGCCATGCGTCTAGCATGGGCCATCTCTTCGAACTCGGTGGGCTTGCGTCCTACATCTGCACGCCATGTGACTTCGATGCCTGCTCGCCAACATCCAAACCGACCGGCTGGGATGCCATCACCGAACACCAAATACCAGCCTGGTTTGTCGATGCCTGGTGTGCCCTTGGTGCCTGACTTGAACCGGTGAATCTTGCCGTCCATCTCGATGTGATCTGGTGGCTCAAGCCCTGCTGCTTTGATTGCATCGATGAGCTGCTCTTCAGGCGGTGCAACTCTTTTTTCTGGTGGTAGCGACCAAGGACCGCCCAGGACGTTGGAGAGGTCAGCCATGCGTCACCTTGCGACTTTCCAAGTAGTTGGACAGCGCCAGCAGGACTTTGTGGGTTGGGTTTGCGTTTGGGTTGTCACGCACTTGGCGGATGGTGTTGTAGTGCACGCCAGTCGCCTCGGCCACCTTGATTGGCATTCGGTCGGAAAGCGCGTCTCGTATCTGTTCGAGGGTCATCATGAGTTTTTGCCTTTGTTGAAAATATTTATTGCGATGTGCGGATATTACACTAAAAAATGGTTTATAGTTGCATCACACCTCAAACGGATTCCCCGACGGAGGTGCAACCCAAATAGGAGAGCCACTCATGGCAATCAACGTGAAGTCCACCGGCAGCCTGGCTGCCAACGGTGTCAAAGTCCTGGTCTATGGCCAGGCCGGTGCGGGTAAAACCTCGCTGATCAAAAGCCTGCCCAGCCCCATCGTGCTGTCCGCTGAAGGTGGCCTGCTGTCCATTCAGGACGCAGACCTGCCCTTCATTGAGATCGCCTCGATGGACGATCTGCGGGAGGCTTACGAATGGCTGACCAGCTCGGACGATGCCAAGGCCTACCAGTCGGTGGCCCTGGACTCGATCAGCGAGATCGCTGAGGTCTGCCTCAACCACGAGAAAAAGGTCAACAAAGACCCACGCGCAGCTTACGGTGCGATGCAGGAGCAGATGGCCGACATCATTCGAGCTTTCCGCGATCTGCCTGGACGCCATGTCTACATGAGCGCCAAGCTGGAAAAGACGCAGGACGAGATGGGCCGTGTGCTCTATGCGCCCTCAATGCCTGGCAACAAGACCGGCCAGGCGCTGCCCTACTTCTTCGACGAGGTGCTGGCCCTGCGCGTGGAGAAGGATGGCGAGGGAGCCACGCAGCGCGCCCTGATGTGCGACAGCGATGGCCTCTGGTTGGCCAAGGACCGCAGCGGCAAGCTGGATGCTTGGGAGACGCCGGACCTCAGCGCCATCATCGCCAAGATTGGAGCACGAGCATGAGCGACCTTAAAACCCTGAGCGCCGACTGGCTGCGCCACAAGACCGACGAGGAGAAGGCAGTCACCGAGCGTCGCAAGATCGAGGACCAGATCGTCAAGATGCTGAAGCTGCCCGAGTCGTTTGAGACCACCGAGACCGCTGAGCCGCAAGGCTTTGTGGTCAAGATTGCTGGCCGTATCGACCGCAAAGTGGACAGCGACAAGCTGCAGGAGCTGGCCGCTGAGCATGGCCTGACCGAGCACCTGAGCCGCCTGTTTCGCTGGAAGCCTGAGATCAGCATGGCGCTGTGGAAGGCTGCAGACGAGAAGATCACCAAGCCGCTGGCCGGTGCTATCACGGCCAAGCCTGGCCGCCCATCTTTCAAAATCACCATCAAGGAGTAACTCATGGCTTTTCTCGGACAAACTTTCGACGCAAACGACCTGCCCCAGGGCAGCAGCATCAGCTCACCGGTTCCTGAAGGTGCTTACAACGCCACCATCACGCAGGCCGAGCTGAAACCCACCGCCGACGGCACTGGTCAGTACATCAAGATGCGCCTGGACATCACCGGTCCAACGCACCAGGGCCGGGTGGTGTTCTCAAACCTCAACATCAAGAACGCGAGCGCCAAGGCCGAAGAGATCGGACGCCAGCAGCTTGGCGACATCATGCGCGCCATTGGCTTGGCCAAGGTGACCGACACCGACCAGCTCATTGGCGGCAGCCTCAACATCAAGCTGTCCATCCGTGCATCGCGCCTGGACGAGAAGACTGGCAAGACGTACGAGGCCAGCAACGAGGTCAAGGCCTACCGCGCCATCAGCGGTGGTGCTGCGCCTGCCTTCAAAGCTGCAGCGCCTGCGGCTGCCGCCCAGACCGCTGAGGCCGCACCGGCCAAGCCTGCCAAGGCCTCGCCGCCTTGGGTCAAGAAGTAAGCAAAGAAAAGCCCCAGCCTCTTGCGGAGGTTGGGGCAAATGGCAACTACATGAAGGAGAACCCAGTGAAGATTCCCGAATCAGAGCATACCATTCAGGCCTTGATTGACAAGGCGCACGAGGCAAAGGCTGAGCAGCCCAGGGGGCACATGGGCTGCAGCCAGCTTGGCCATCCTTGCGACCGATGGCTGTGGCTGTCGTTTCGCTGGGCTGTGCAGCCCAAGTTCCCAGGCCGCATCCTGCGCCTTTTTCGCAGGGGCCAGATGGAGGAGGCGACCATCGTGTCTGACCTGCGCGCCATCGGCATGGACATTCGCGGCACCTCGGGCAAGCAGACCCGAGTCGATCTTGGCTGCCACGTGTCCGGCAGCTTGGACGCCATTGTCGAGTCTGGCGTGCCGGAGGCACCCAAGAAGCGCCACATCGCCGAGTTCAAGACGCACAGCAAGAAGTCGTTTGACGACCTGGACAAGCATGGGGTCGAGAAGTCCAAGCCCGAGCACTTCGTGCAGATGCAGCTCTACATGCACGGCACCGAGATCGACCGCGCCCTGTACTTGGCTGTCTGCAAGGACGACGACCGCATCTACACCGAGCGCGTGGCCTACGACAAGGCTGTGGCCATGAAGGCCATCGAGCGTGGCCACCGGCTGGCGCTGGACGATCACATGCCGCCACCGATCAGCACGGACCCGAGCTGGTACCAGTGCAAGTTTTGCGACGCCTACAAGTTTTGCCACGAGACCAAGACCACCGAGCATGTGAACTGCCGCACCTGCGCGCACAGCACGGCCACCAAGGCCAGCGAGTGGCACTGTGTGCGCTGGGATGCTGTGGTGCCGCTGGAGGCCCAGCACACCGGCTGCGAGGGCCATGTGCTGCACCCTGACCTGGTGCCCTGGCAGCGCCAAGACGGGCCGGACGATTTCACGGCTGTGTATGTGGTTAACGGTGTGACCGTGGCCAACGGAGACCCAGAGATTGAGGGTGTTTACAGCAGCAAGGAATTGCTGATCAATGCTGCTGCCTGCGCCAGTGGTGATTCGTTCATTGCCGAGATGCGCAGGGACTTCAACGGGAGGATTGTGGGATGACATTCAAGTGCCCTGACAAATACCGTGTGCAGTTGCCTGGATACCCTGCAGGCGACGAGCGCAATGGCTGCTTCATCATTCCGCTGAAGCACCAACAGAAACTGCGCATCATCGCCAGCGATGGCCTTGGCTGGGAGCACGTCAGCGTGAGCCGCCGCGACCGCTGTCCTACCTGGGACGAGATGTGCCAGATCAAGACGCTGTTCTGGGACGAGGATGACTGCGTGATCCAGTACCACCCACCACGCAGCGAATATGTCAACAACCACCCAAACTGCCTGCACCTATGGCGGCCGACTGGCGTGTCGCTGCCGATGCCGCCCAGCATCATGGTTGGCTTCAAGGACTGACGCCATGTTGAGAGAATACCAACAGCGCACCATCGACCAGCTCTATGCCTGGTTCGAGGCTGGCCACCACGGCAACCCATGTCTGGTGCTGCCGACCGGCTCGGGCAAGAGCCACATCGTCGCCGCCCTGTGCAAGGATGCCTTGCAGAACTGGCCGGAGACCGTGGTGCTCATGCTGACGCACGTCAAGGAGCTGATTGAGCAGAACGCCGAGAAGATGCGCCAGCACTGGCCTGGGGCACCGATGGGCATCTACAGCGCCAGCATCGGCCGCAAAGACCTGGGCGAGCCGATCACCTTCGCTGGCATCCAGTCCGTGCGGGGCAAGGCCAAGGGGCTGGGCCACATCGACCTGGTGATCATTGACGAGTGCCACCTGGTCAACCACAAGGATGAGGGTGGCTACCGCAAGCTGTTGGCCGAGCTGAAGGCCATCAACCCTGCGCTGCGGGTTGTGGGGCTGACGGCCACACCCTACCGCCTGGGCCACGGTCTGATCACTGACAAGCCTGCGCTGTTTGATGCCCTGATCGAGCCGGTGACCATCGAGGAGCTGATCTTCAAGAAGTATCTGGCCACGCTGCGCAGCAAGGTCACAAAGGCCAAGCTGGACACCACTGGCGTGCACAAGCGTGGCGGGGAGTTCATCGAGTCCGAGCTGCAGGCCGCTGTGGACACCAAGGACAACAACGAGCGCGTGGTGCGCGAGATCGTCGAGTTGGCAGGCGAGCGCAAGGCGTGGCTGGTGTTTTGCACGGGTGTCAAGCACGCCGAGCACATCGCCGTTGTCCTGCGCCAGCATGGCGTGGCTGCTGAGTGCGTGACGGGCGAGACGCCAAAAAAGGAGCGCGAGCGCATGCTGGCCGACTTTAAGGCCGGACGGCTGCAAGCCCTCACCAACGCCAACGTGCTGACCACCGGCTTCGATTACCCAGACATCGATTTGATCGCCATGCTGCGCCCCACCATGAGCGCGAGCCTGTACGTGCAGATGGCAGGCCGGGGCATGCGGGTGAAGTCGCACATCGATCACTGCCTGGTGTTGGACTTCGCCGGGGTGGTGGCCACCCACGGGCCGATCACCGCTGTGCAGCCGCCCAAGAAGGCCGGAGAGGGCAACGGTGAGGCACCGGTCAAGGTCTGCGACAACTGCGGGGAGCTGTGCGCCATCTCGGTGTCTGCATGCCCTGCCTGCGGCCATCCATTCCCCGAGCCGGAGCGCAAGAAGCTGGAGCTGCGCAACGACGACATCATGGGGCTGGAGGGCAGTGATCTGGACGTGACAGCCTGGTCCTGGCGCAAGCACGTCAGCAAGGCCAGTGGCAAGGAGATGATCGCCGTGACCTACTACGGTGGCCTGAGCGATCCGGCCATCACCGAATACCTGCCGATCTTGCACGAGGGGTATGCAGGGCAGATGGCCATGCAAAAGCTGGTCAACATGGCCGAGCGCAGCCAGATCGTACCTGGTGGCCTGAACGTCCAGTCGCTGGAGGAGATGGTGGCCAACATGAATCAAACGCAACCACCGGCCAGCATCGAGTTCAAGCGCGATGGCAAATTTTTTAGAGTGATGAAAAGGAGATGGGCATGAGAGGCCGCGCCCTGCCGCACTATGGCAAGCTGGGTGTGGCCAGCCTGTCTAGCGAGGTCAAGGCCATCTGGTACAGCCGGCACATCGAGCCAGAGCCGTGCGAGCCGATTGACTTCTGGTGGCCGACGCAGACCGATCCTGATCTGTGGATCAGGCAGGACTTTGCGCGTCGCCTGGTGGCCATCACGCCGTTGACCGAGCAGGAGGAGAAGGTGGTCATCTTGTGCGTGTTGGACAACTGCACGCTGCGCGAGGCAGGCGAGGTGATGGGCCGCACGCAGGAGCGTGTGCGCCAGATTCTGATGAAGGCGATGCGCAGGTTTCGCAAGCACCAGTCAGAACTGACTGGCGTGCCGATGTGGGAATTGGACGACAGGGTGATGCCCTGGTTTTGGTGGAAGCATGAACAGAGGAGAAAGACATGAGAGTTTTTATTGATGGGGAATGGAACAGCTACGGTGGCGAGTTGATTTCTCTGGCGCTGGTTGCCGAAGATGGCCGCATTTTTTATGAGGTGCTTGGATGTGAGAACCCAAATCCGTGGGTTGCTGAAAACGTCATGCCAAAGCTCAACAAAGACCCAATCCCTTTGGTGATCTTTCAACTGGAACTGGCGAAATACTTGATGCAATTTGAGTTCGACTCTGTGCACATCATTGCCGACTGGCCAGAGGACATCATGTGGTTCTGCAAAGTGCTGATCATTGGTCCAGGCACACGGCTGGACACGCCGCCATTGACGATGCAGATTCTGCGCGTCGACACAGTTTCCAAAAACCCACACAACGCGCTGGCAGATGCACAGGCACTGCGCGACTGGTATGTCAGCGTGGATATGAATGCAGTAAGGAGTGAATCATGAACAACCACACACCAGGGCCGTGGAAGGCCGTCTATGTGGGCTGCAGTGACTGGGACTTGAACGGCCCAGTCACAGAGCAAGACTGGAAGCTGGCTGCTGCTGCGCCCGAGTTGCTGGCTGCGCTGCAAGCAATCGTGAAGTCCCTGGTCGATCAAGACGACGAGGGGATGATTGAACACGCGCAGCAGATGATTGACGCCCGCGCCGCCATCGCAAAAGCAACAGGAGGCCAACCATGACCACCAGACCGAGCGAGCCGGAGTTTTTGATTCAGTGGCGTGAGTGGGACAAAGCTGGGCCACCCAAGTGCTGCCACACCTGCGAGCACTACGGGGTCGATGGCCTGTGCGTGGAGTTCTTCATGACGCCGCCCGAGGACTTTGCTGCCACGGTGGATGGCTGCGACAAATGGGAGCGCGAATGTCCGTTTTAGACCGCATCCCGACCGAGCATGAGGAGCAGCGCGAGCTGGTGCGCTGGTTTCGCCAGACTTGGCCAGGCGTGCGCATCTTTGCCATCCCCAACGGTGGCGCACGCAGTCCGGCCACTGCTGGCCGCTTAAAGGCCGAAGGCGTGAGCAGTGGCGTGCCTGACCTGTTTGTGCCTGCCTGGGGGCTGTGGGTGGAGATGAAGCGCATCAAAGGCGGCAGCCTGAGCGCCGAGCAAAAAGACTGGATTTTATATCTGGAAAGTGTGGGATTCTGTTGTATAGTGGGAAAAGGTGCGGAAGCTGCCAAGGGGCAAATCAGCGCCTTTTTTAATCAACGAAAGAACACACCATGAGCACTCGCATTTACGTTGTCACTGACATCGAGACCAGCCGCCACCGCCTGATTCGCGCAAGCAACCAGGCGCAAGCCATCCGGCACGCCGCCCAGACCCGCTTCGACATCGAGGTGGCTGGCCAGGAGGACTTGGTCAGCCTGCTGACCAATGGCATCCCCATCGAGCTGGCCGGTGCTGGTGCCACTGCCGATATGTTTGAGGACGCGATCACCAACGCCGGAGGCACCGACTGATGGCCACCGACAAGACCAAGGACCGCTGGATGACGATCCGCATCCCACCGGACGTGGAGTTGGCGCTGCGCCGCCAAGCCGAGGCCGACACGCGCACCCTGGCTGCCCAGGTGCTGCACTACATCAAGCAGGGGCTGGCCGACGAGGGCAAGAAAGTGGCTGCATGAAAAAGCAGATCAAGATCAGCATTGAGACCCTGATGCACAAGTGGCCAGTGTTCGCTGTTGGCTTTGCCAATGGCGAGTTCTTTTTGTCGCTGTGGCTGCTGGACGTGCGCATCTGGAGAGGGTACTGATGAAGTGCCCTGTCTGCGGCACCTGGACGCTGGTGAAGGAGACTCGCCAGCGTCCAGACAATGCCAAGTACCGACGCTATGAATGCGCCAACATGCACCGCTTCACGACGCTCGAAACGGTGGTCAAAATCATTGTTGCAAAAGAACCAAAAGATTAGGGTTTGTCCTTAGTTGCATGAATCGTGGGAAATCGTGGTAAGATGCAGTCATCGCAACCAACCAGCAAGGAGCTAACCGTGAGCAAACTGATCGAAACCTACCGCAAGTGCCCGACGCCTTCCAACAGGGCCAAGCTGCAGACTTATCTGCAAAAGCACATGATGGCTGCCTGCATGGCCACGCCTGAAGAGATCGCCTTCTTGAAGGCCAATGAGTTTAAAGTCTGAGGAGGCCACCATGATCAAACGCTACCAAGTCATCCTGGCCGTCATCGGCCTGATCGTTGCAATGGGCATCGTCGGCCAGTCCGACTTTGAGGAGGCCGAGCGCCAGCAGGCCGAATACTGCGACATGGTCAAGCTGTGGAAGCAGACCAAAGGCCAGTCAGGTTGGCCAGCCTACAACGGTGAGGGGATGTGCAGATGACCTGCAATCAGAACTGTCGCCAAGGCCGGGACTGCAACTGCGCAGGCTGGCACATTGTGCCACTGAACGATCTGCGCGAGCACGAGGCCAACGGCAGTTGCTTTTGCAAGCCAACACTGGACGATGGCGTGTGGCTGCATCACTCGATGGATGGCCGGGAAGCCTTCGAGACAGGCGAGCGCCAGCCGTCTTAGGCAAACGGCCTGGTGCCAGCCTTGTCGATGATTAGCGCCTGCTTGCGGGGGCTGACATCGACGCTGTTGGGCACGCTGATGTGCGTCCAACGATCAAACTCACGAATTACTTGGTCGTAGCCAATGCCGCTGGCCACGATCTTGCGCACCACTTCGTCAGGGGTCATGCCTGGCACCTTAAAGTCGGCAGCGCAGCCGAGCCGATGCTGACTGGTGTCTTTGCTGCCCACTGCATCATTGACCAGCTTTGTGCGCAGGCCAGACGAGATCATGATGGGCTTGCCGCCCAGCACCACTTTTACCTGCTCCAGAAAGTCAGCCAGGCGCGTCAGGTTGGCCAGCTCGGTGTCGTTGGGGCTGTTGTCCCAGCCGTTGCGCTCTGCTGTCTCTGAGGCTGTCAGCTCTTCAAGGGAAAAATGGGGTGTGAGGTTCATTTTGTCGTCTTGGAAAGAAGATCAGTTTTGGCCTGGGAGCCAGCAGAGCTGCCAAAATAATAAGCAATGATGCCAGTCCACGCCGTGCCCAAGCTGCCCAACATCATCAAGATGGCCGGGTTGCTGCTGTCGATCTGGTTGAAGAACATCATCACCATGATGCCAAAGAATCCGATGGTGACTGCACCAGCCAGGATGGGGGGCATCATCGAGCGAGTGGCTGCCTGCATATCTCTGGCGCTCTTGCGGTCTTCAACTTCCAGCTTTTCGAAGTTCAGGCCCAGCTCCTGCGCCTGTTTTTGCAGCTCAATCTCGGCCAGCTTGACCTGGGCAATTTGGTCGGCGGTCAGCTTGTTGTTGGCGATCAGATCACCCACCTTGGCCTCGTCCACGCCAATGGCTTTGGAGATGGCAGAGACCGCCATGCCTGCCAACGGGCCACCCATCGCAGTGGCGATGGTGGGTGCGATCTGTTTGAGCCAGTCCATGATTACCCTTTCAGGTCAAAACTTAGGTTGGGGTGGCGGGGATACTGCACCACTCGCTCACCCTCGGGGCATTTGTACTTGATCGTCGCCAGCAGGGTGGCTGCCCCAGGCGCAATCTTTTCTTTCCTCACCATCGTGAGCTGGTACGTGAAGGTGTCAATCTCTGGCCCTGCTGGGCCGCTGAACTTGCTTGCCGTGGTGGTTGCCTCATGCACCATGCCTGCTGCGTCTCTGATGCTTGGTGTGAAGCTCTCGACAGAACAGTCGTCGCGCTTTTTAATCCGCGCAACGGTGACGTTGATCGGCTTTCCGGCCTCGGCCACGATCTTGAAATGCTCTGGTGACCACTCAAGAATGGCCCTGTCAAACCAACCGAACTTGTCAGCCAGCGTGTAACTGCCGCCCAGTGCGGCAACACTGGCGGCAACCGCTCCGATGGCCTTGGTGAGGTCAATCATTAAACCCCCAGCATCTTTTTCAACATCTCCGCAGCAAAGCCTGGGCCGAGCAGCGTCACGGCAATGATCGCATAGAGGATGTACTCGATGCGGCTCATGCGCTTGCTGCCTGACTCAAACGACTTTTGGATGGCCTCGTACCTCAGTGCACAGATTTCCTCGTGCGTTTGAAGTCGTGCATCGGTTGCATCGACCTGATTCATTACATGCCCTCGCCCTGGACGATGTAAACCGTGGAGGCAGCAGAGGCCAGACCCGAGAAGAACACCTCGCGCCCAAAGCGCAAGACCTCGACAGCACCAGGCACCAGCACGATGGCTGCGGATGGCGTGCCAGCGACCGGGGCCACAGCGTTGGCCGTGGCAATCGCTGCCGTGGGGCCAACGCCCAGGAACACCGTGTTGGCGCTGCTGTTGATGATGCGGTACTGGCCGGTGCTCTGAGCATCAAAGCGTGCGTCAACGAGCGCCTGGACGCCTGTAGGAGCAACAGCCGCAGCAGGGATGACAACGGTATTGCCAAGTGGGGCAAATGCGATTTGACTGTTCTGTGCCATGTCAGACTCCTTGCGCAGCGATGGCTGCTTTGTAGGCGGCAATCACGCCAGCAGTGTGAGTGGCAGCACAGATAGCTTGCACACGTGCATCCTCGCCAGAATAGTCATCGCCGGGGGCAACGACATGGCGGTGGAAGGTGCCACTGATCTGTTTACCATCTTCCATGATTGCGGTCTTGGTGCGAACTTGGATTGAGCCGTTTTCAACAACTTCAATCAAATCAACCGAGATAACTTTTTCCAACATGATATTTCCTTGTTTCCAACCTGACCATCTAGTCAGGCATTAAGGTTTCCAGTTGTCCGAACTGGTACGGCTTAACAATCCTGTGCGCCAGCAAATTCTTCTAGCGTTTTAAGGTGTTCGTAGGCTTGGCGCATAGCATTTGCGCCATTTAAATCATACGCACAACCATATTCTTTATCCGAAAATGGCACTTCAGTATTTGAATCTTTATAAAATCTAACCTGAAAAGTCATTGATGTTTTGTTTGTAATCCTAATGCCCTCAACTCGAACATACGCATTCGAAGCCACAAAGCCTTGGGGGGTATCAAAAGTTTTTTGAAGTGCCATGATTTATCCTTTAAAAATTTACAAATTACCTTGAGATACCCATGTACCCGGAGTTCCACCAACAGTACAAACATATCCTTTTGGTAGCCCAACAGTAGGGACAGAAAAAACAGCCGTATCCCCAGCGTTCCAAGGCATAGTATTCCAAGGCGCGGCAAGTGATGGGTTGTTAGTTACTACGATAGTTCTTGCGGCTGGAACTAATGTTCCTGGTAATTGAAGGCTTGTACCTACAGCGCTAAAGTATTTATCATAGGCTATTGCAGTAAATAGCCCAGATGTAACACCAGGAGTAAATACAATTTGATTCGCAGAAGGCATTCCATAGGCATTAAAGAAATATCCATACTTAGCGGCAGATGCGCCACGGGTGTCTTCTATGATGTTGCCAGTAAACTCCAAGTATCCTTGAGCGCCAGTTCCTACTTGAGAAAATACAACTGTGTCTGCAATTGTTGGGTTGTTGGTAGACGCACAATTGAATGCAAAATTGTTTCTTACATAAGTTTGATCTGGCGATTGAATTTGTATAGCTTCACTGATAGTCCGGTAGATTCTATTATTTTCAATCGTGCAGTTTGCGCCTGCATTTATGCCATGTAGTTTGGAATCAACAATTCGATTATTGCGTATGGTGGTTGTAAATTGCCTTGTTGCGCCAGCTGCATCAGTGTGCAAAACCCCATACACAGAACTTACGATGTAATTTCCATCAACCAAAGCAGTTGCTTCGGTGTTTGAACTGTTCAGGGCCGCAACACCAATGCCAAGACCGCCAGTTGTAATTGAAATATCTCGTGCAATGATTGTATTGTTTGTTGCCGCTGAACCCTTGCTGTTCAGCTTAATACCAAATGTATCTCCACCACCTGGTCCAGGAATAAGAATTACCGCTGGATTTCCAATCTGCTCAAGGTAATTATTATCAAACAAAATACGTTGTGACGAACGATTTTCTGCACCAAAATAACCAGAAGGAGAACGAGATTCGCTTTTCATTCCAAATGGAAATCCGTAGACGTAATTGTTTTGAACCAATCCAGTATTTACTGCTGCACTCATGTCAACAGCCATATTGTCAATGTCTGTAGATAGCGCCAGCGGATTGATAAATCTATTATTTTGGATAACTACGTTTTTGTAATACCCAATTCCAATTGGGTGATCTGACCTGATGTTGTATGTGCGGCAGTCATGAATATAAAGACCTTCGCCAGCTGGAGGCCCAGGAAAAATCGTTTCGTCTCTAAGGGCGTAACTAACAAAAGCAACTTGGTCATGTGCATAAATGTAGGAGAACTCAAGGTTTTTATTTGGCAGCAAATTAATTGCTTTATTGTTTACATCAATAGTTGCCAATAAGAATCCACGAGAACGGTTTGCATTGTTGCTAAAAGCAATGCCGGTGCTGTCCATTTCAAAATTTGTAAACGTAACGTCTTCACATTGCTGCACCCGGAAAAAACCATACTCGGCTGGTCCAGTTCCGCTGGTGTTTTTTGTAAATTTTGTGTTTTTTGTTCCACGAACAACACAGTTTTTTAGCCCATCAATAATGATGGCGCAGGTGTAGTCTAAATCTGTTCGATTGCAAGATATTAAATAAGTACCCGATGGGAAAAATATCTCCTTAGCTCCGCTTGATATTGCTGCATCAAACAACGCTTGAATTGCCGCTGTATCGGATGTTACGCCATCTCCAACAGCACCAAAATCTTTAGCGTTGACGCCAACTCCATCAATCATGGAGTATGTAACTTTTGTCAATGACATAAAAATTCCTTAAGACGCCAAATACGTTGCAGAAAAATAGAATGCACTTGAAGAAGCAACCCATCCTTTTGTCAAATACATATCAGTATTTGTATGAACGAGCATACTTCCTTGATCTGCAACAGAAGACCCATTTACCCATTCTCCAGCGCCCAATGATGTTGGAACAAAGGGCAAGCCGCTAAGGTAAGAGCCAATGCCTGAAGTTGCCGCAATTGTTGCTCCACCAGCACAAACAATTTGCGCTTGAACTGTTACAGTATTTCCAACTTTGGTGTACCGGCCAGAACTTGTAATTGAACCAGCACCAAGCACTTCAACAAAACCAGTTCGTGTTGGTGTCCAAGTACCTTCTTCATAGTCAGCCAACAACTCGCTTGTTCCTGTACCTGGTGTGGCTGAAAAGTCGATGCCTTGACCGCTGGCAACAATCAAGTTGCCTGTGGACAGCGTGACGTTGCCCGACAGCGTAGGCGCGGCAGAAAGCACCGTGTTGCCTGTGCCTGTGCTGGTGGTCACGCCCGTGCCGCCATTGACCACGGGCAAGACGCCTGTGATCTGGCTGACGTTGACGATGCTTGATGTTGCTTTTAACATGGCGAGTCCTTAACCTGAAACAAATTCAATGATAGATGTGAACGGTGGCGCTTGGCTAAAAGTGACCGTGTTGGGTGTCAGCGTGTACGTGTTCTGATTCTGATACACACCGTTGATGTAAATCGCTGTAGGTGTAGATGAGACATTAAAGATGGTCTGCGTTCCAGTGCCTGTAGCGTTTTGAACTGCCGAGCCACTAGCGCCAGCGTTGCCGTTCAGCGATGTGTAGACCACGCTGCCATTTTTGTCTTTGACCTGGATGCTGTAATCACTGCCCACATAAAACCGTGTTGGCGTTCCATGATAAACAGGATACCCACCAGAGGTGCGAATCGGCTGGGCAGCAGGAATGGTCAGCGCCGCATCAAAGAACGCCGCTATAGGGTTGGTGATGGGGTTCAGGTTGACAACGCCCACGTTGATAAAGCCATCCTCAAGCGGTTGTCCGTCAGTCCCAGCAAATGCTGGATATGGTGGTTCTACTGATAATGCTGACATTTATTCATTCTCCTGTGTAGATTGTCTGCCAGCTTGCATGGATTGCACAAGCCACCTCTCGCGCCAACTCATCTCGCGTGGCATTTTGGCAGCCTCAGCGAAGCGCTGAAATGCGGCTGATCGTGCCACAGCTCGCACTGTAGCTTGGCTCGGTGTTTTGTTTGCGCCATCGATGGCCAGACGCTGAAACTCAGGCGAGGCAATCAGCTCGTCGGCTGCTTTGATCACCTGCGGCTTGACGCCCTTGCTCAGGGCTGCTGTCAGGCCGGAGGCAATGCCAGCGCCTGGCAGGCCCACGGCAGTCGTGGCTGCCTCAATGGGCAGGCCAATGGCTGCACGCTTGGCCACCATGAAAACGCTGCCCAGCAATGAGTCTGCGCCTTGCAGCTCCTGCTGGACGGCTTGGATTCGGCCTGTGGTGATGCGCTCGCGGCTGGCCTTGCGCACGTTGTCGGCGACCCGGTACAGGTCCGACAGCGACTTTCTGGCTGGCTGCGGCAGGTTGTTCATCAGCGCAGCGTAGGCCTGCTTGTTCTCCAGCAAGCCTTTGTACCAGTTGGCATAGGTGTTGAAGTTCAGCGTGCCGGTCTGAGTGGCCTTGCCGAATGCAGTGTTCAGGGCCGAGGCTGCCACCATCTGGCGCATGTCCTTGGGGATGGCGGTCAGGATGTTGACCAGCTTCTCGCCGTCGCCCTTGGACAGCGAGGTGGTGGCCGTGGACAGCTTGGTGACCAGGCTTTGGTCGAGTTGCTTTCCAAACAGCGACACCATGTCGTCCTCGAAGCCCTTGCGCATTTGCACCAGGCTTTTGGCCAGGCGGTACTGCTCACCACGGCCAACGGTCTCGGCCAGGTTGAACTGGTCGTCATCGATCAGGGCATACAGGCGCTTGGCCAGACCGGTGTCTGCGTCTGCAAACGGTCCTTGCTGGCGCGCTGCCGCGCCAATGTCGCGCCGCACATCGTCGATCAAGGCATAAGTTGGGTTTCGCATGCCGATCACATTGCCAGCATCGTCCTTGATCTCTTTTGGTGTCAGCTTACGCCGGACTGACTTTTCCAAGCCAGACAGGTTCTGTGCGCCATCCAGATCGTCAGCACGCTGCTGCACGAAGTTGATCACGTTGTCAGCAGGGCCACGGGTTTGCGCAGGGATTGCTGTGCGCAGCGCCTTGTAGGCGTCATCTGCCTGATTTGACAGGTTTGTCACGGTCTGGTCGAGCTGCGTGCGCACGGCCTTGTTCATTTGGCTCAGGTCCGTCAGGCCACCGATCTTGGTGATCAAGTCGTCGGCCTGCTTGCCGACCTGCTCTAAGCCTGCGATCTCTGCCGCACGCGCCTGGCTGCCGGGGATTGACTTCACGGCCTGCGCCAGCTCGCGATAGGCTTGGTTTGAGGTCAGGTGGTCCGGCTGCAGGTAACCCTCGATCTTGAGCCGACGCGCAGCCTCCAGCACCTTGGGGTCAGGCGCTGCCTGTGTGGCCAGAATCTCAGTGGCTCGGCCTGCGCCAAGGCCGCCCTCTGCCGCCCTTCGGGTGGTGGCTGTCAGCTCCTCAGCCGTCATGGCCACTGCAGGAGCTGCCGGGGCCGCAGGAGGCACCGCTGGGGCCATTGCCGTGCCCATAGGCGCACCAGCGGGTGCGGCAGGCGTGACAGGTGCCACTGGGGCCACAGGAGCCGCACCAGGCGCTCCTGCTGGCGCTGCCGGTGGGGCAGCAGCCGGTGGCACTCGGCCAGCGCGAACGTCGCGCACGGCCTGCGGGATGCGGGTGACCGCCTGGCCAGCGCCGCCAAGCGCTCCGGCCAGCGCCACCTCGCCAGTGTCGAATCTGCCGCCAGCGCCTGCTTGGGTTGCCTCGATCACCGCCTGGGTGCCTGCGCTAGTAGCAATTGCGCCAGGGATGGTGACAGCACGGCCAGCAGGCGTGAAAGCAGCCACAGCGCCAACAGCGCGTGGGATGTCGCTGACTTGGAAGCCAGGCTTGATGGCATAAAACTGGCCGTCGATGGACGACTGCAACACGAAGTTGCCCTTCTCGTCCTGGGTGACTTGCACGCCGGGATAGTTGGACTTGATGATCTGGATCGTCTCCTCGGGGCTGCTGATCATCGTGCCCAAGGCAGACTTGAAGCTGGCCATGCTGAAGGTGTTTAGCTCGGGCATGGCCGCATAGTCCGGCAGTGCTTGCGTGGTTGGCGTGGCGCGCTCGGTGCCAGTGATGGCCTCACGGATGCCGCCCACGATGCCCATCGGCTCGGTCTTTTGGATCGCAAAGCCAGTGGGCACCTTGGCCATGCCGCTAGAGACGTCGCGCTCCAGCTCCATCATCTCCTCGCGTGTCATGCGTCCGGTGCTGTAGGCCTGCAGCACAGCCGCAGGCAGCTCTGGCGTGGTTGGTCTGGCACCTTGGGGCTGCTCGCCACGCAAGGCCGCGCCACGGGGCAGCATGAGGGTGCCGCCGCGAACGTCGGCCTCAAACTCTGCCGACTCTTCAGGCGTCATTTGTCCGGAGCTGTAGGCTTGGTAGACCCTCGCAATCGCATCCGGCGGTACAGCAGCCATGCTACTGGCACCAAGAGCACGCTGAAAGGTGCTGGTCGTGCCGCCCTCCGCAATAGTTGGTACCTGCGCAGGGGCACGCTGTGGGCTGAGGTCACGCACGCCTTGCGAGACGCGGTCGATGTAAGCCCTGGTGCGTGGTCCCCAGTTGGCCGGGTTGGTGCCGCCGTGGTATTCAGCAGCCGCCAGCTTGATGTCGCCCTTGTTGCGGTCCAGCGACTCCTTGAGCAGCAGGCCAGCGGCCTCGGCTGAGTTCTCTGGGCTGAGGTAGGCGTCCACGCCGTACTTCTTGAGTACCGCCTGGCGGGTGGCCGGGATGATCTGGAACGGGGTTTTAGCGCCTGCCTCAGACACCTGGTCGGCATTGCTGCGCTCGCCTCGTGTGAGCACCGAGACCAGCAAGCCCTGCGGCAGCCCGAGCTTTTGCTCGGTGCCAGCGGCCAGGTCAGACCAAAACGGGTCTTTGTAGCTGGTGGGGGTTTGTTGCGTTGCCATCTTATGGTGCGCCTGTAAACGGAGTGGGCACAGTGACACCGCCTCCGAATGGCGGTGGGTTCACTGGCGTCGTGGGCAGTGGCGATAGATTTTGAGCAGGTTCTGCACCAGGCACAGCGCCTGTTTCAGGGTTGGCAAAGCGCATGTAGCCACGGCCAGACACCGCACGGCCAGCTTGAGCTGCTGCCAAGTCCTGCGCACGCTGGTCCATGAACTGGCGTGCAAAGTCCACGTAGGTGGTGCCTTTGGGCACTTGAATGCCGCCGATGTCGATGTCTTTGTTGGCACGGCCCAGGGTGCCGTTTGAGTTCACCCACTCAGACTTGGCGCTTTCGGCCACCGCCTCGTACTGTGCCATCTTGGCCATGCCGCGCAGGAATGATGCGAGCACGGCTGCATCAGCCGTCTCTGGGGGCAAGCCTTTGAGCGCCAGCTCGATGTCCTTGTCTGTGGCCACGCCTGGTGGCAACGACTTGATGGCCTGCGTGTTGCGCAGCCGGGTGTACTCGTTGCGCAGTTGCGTGAAGCCGTCCTGGTTGCCGGTGAGGTTTTTCACCTTCTCAGAGAACGATGTCCCTGCGCCCCTACCGCCGCCAGCCGACTCCATGCGGCTGGCCAGATCGAGCATGCGGCCTGCGGCCTGCTCAGAGCCAACGGCAGCCACTGCTGCATCGTTGACGATCTTGGCTGCGTTGGCATCGAGCGTGGTGCCCTTTTGGTTCAGCTCAAATAGTTTGGCTTCAACGTCAGACTGCAACTTGTCACGGTCCAGCTTCAGGCGGTCTTGGTCGAGCACCAGCCTCTTGGAGCGATCCACGATCTGGCTGTCCAGGTTGCGAATGTTAGCTGCTGTGTTGGTGTTCTCTAGCGCCAAGCGGGTTGGCGTGTTGGCCGTGATCAGCTCTTCTTTGGTTGCGCCAGCCTCGGCTGTGCGAATCTCGCCTGGTGCCTTCAGTGCCTTGATTGAGGCCTCCAGCACCTTGTCGCCACCAGGCAGTCCAGCCATGTTGATGCCAGCAATTTTCAGTGCTGAGGTTGGGTCGTTTTCAGCGAGTTGCGCTGCAACCTCGTAGGCTTTGGCTTCGCTTTCTCGGCCTGAGTTACGCTCGGCCAGAGCACGGTCCTTCAAAAGTTGGATGCCGATCTGGGGCTGGTTGGCGCTGAATGCCGAGATGACCTGACCTCCAAAGCGCAACTGATTCTGCTGCTGATCTTTGGAGAGCGTCTCAAAGTTGGCGCGCATGCTGGCTGCTTCTTTTTCAGGCAGTAGCATGGCCACGTTGGTGAAGTCTCGCGCAGTCGGGTTGGGGTTTTGGATCAGCGCATTGACCTGCGTTTGCAAGTTTTGCTTGCGCACCAGCTCCTGCTCCTGCAGTTGACGCTGAGCACCGATGTCGGCAATCGTTGCACCGATCTTGAAGCCGCCCAGGGCAGCCTCAAAAGGACTCTGGACGTTGAGTGAGTAGTTGATTGGTTGGACCATTTGTGGCTCCTTATACCTTGCTGTAGTCCACGGTGAGATAGCCACCGGACTGGCCAACAGCGTCAGGATAGATGCCCAGCACCTCTTGCGCCATCAGACCGATCTGACGACCGCCGCCCCAGGTGTATTCAAACTCGTAGACGCCCAGGCCATCTGACCGGGTGCCGATGCGTTGGATGTTCTTTTTCAGCCGGATGTCGCTGAAGATATTGCCCAGGCCTGGCGTCATTGCTGTGCCAGCCTTGCCTGCGGTCGCACCGTACTGCGCGCCCAAGAACTGAGCAGGCAGATTCAAGACGTTGGCAAAGGCTTGGCCCTGCGCCAGCTCTGCGCCAGCGCGTGCAGCGCCTTGCTGCCCCATCAGTCCTGCAATGTCTGCACCAGTTCTCAGGCCAGCCGTGGCCGTGCCTGCAGCCGATGCCTGGCCAATCTGTGCCAAGTTCTGCGTGGTGGTTTGTCCCAATGATGTCAGGCCGCCGAGGCGACCATACTGGGTTGCGATTTCCTGCTGCAGCATTTGCGGTCTGAACTGTGCCAGTGCGGCTTGGATGTTGCCACCGCGCAGACCACCAGTGGCCGATGCACGCTGCAGCAGTGCTTCCTCGCCCTGCCGGACTTGAGCCTGGAAGCCTGCGCCTCCTTCAATGGCGGCAATGGCTGCTTGCTGCGCCTCTGGACCAAGCAACCCGGCAATGGCCTGCTGTTGCTCCAGTGCAGGCGCTCCGGCTGCAGCGTAAGGCTGCAGGCCACCGAGTGCAGTGGTGCCTGCGGTGACGTAGGGCTTGAGGATTTCTTGCACCGCCTCGAACTGGCGACGCTGCTCTTGGATGCCAGCCTCAGCGGCTTGCGTTTGTGCCCCTGCAGCCTCGCTGGCCGCATTGCTTTGAATGAAGCCGCCGACAAGCTGAGAGCCGCCGACAACTAGGGCTGTTACTGGATCAGGCATTGCCAAACTCCTTCATGTAATCTTCAAGCGTCTCGCCATACAGCTCCATGACTTGTTGCGCCGTTTCAGTGGCGCGCTGAGTGCCGTGGCACAGCGCCACCGTCATCAGCACCACGTCATAGTAGCCTGCACGCCAGACAAACGAGCGTGCATCTGCCTTGCCATTGCGCTCGGCTTGGTCAGATGCTTGCCACTTTAAAATCATCGACGCCACGACAGGCGTCAGGGTTTGCGAGTTTGCAATCCAGAATGTGTTTTGGCTCATGCCGACCAGGGTGTTCCAGATCGCAGCGTTCAGGTCATCGCGCTCGACGGCATCACCGTCGGCCATGTCATCAAAGACCTGAATCGCTCCATAAAGCATGAGCAGCCACTCGATGGCTGGCGCAGGTAGCGCAAGAACCCTGTGCAGGTTCAGTCTCAGCCAATCGACACCAGTCATGCGCAACCTTTCAATGGTCGGATGAGCTGCTGGCGGCTCGATAAGCTCAGCCCTTGCATTTTCTCACAATTTGACATTTGGTCAATCCTCGTCTTCTTCCCGGTCTTCCCAGGCTTGGCAGACGCGCATGTCGTTGCAGATGAAGTTCAGCTTTTCGCAGTGCCCACGAAAGCCTGCGCCCTTGTCATAAGCTGCCATTGGGATGCGTTCGATCTTGACTTGGGCCATAAAACTGTTGTCGTAGTATTCGCAGTTTGAGCAGTGCTTGCGCCGCGCTTCCTTCTCGTCGCATTGCATGGCCTCAGCCAGCCCTGCGTAGAACTCCTTGTTCGCACCTGGCTCGTTGGTGGGCACCTCGGGGCCGTAGTTCCAGTCCTGCACCGCAATGACGTAGTTCTTTTTGTTCTCTGCGTTGGTCAGCATCGGCTCGTCAATGGGGATGCCGCCGAATCCGGCAAGCATCATTTTTGGCATTTTTGCGTAGTCCATGCGGTGCTCCTTATGTAATCTCGCGGCCAGACACGCGCAGCGTCAGTGCTGTGGCGTTGCTGGCAATGGTGCTGATAAATGCACCGGCATCCAGCTCTTGGCCGACCAACTCAGGGCACAGGTAGGTCTCGCCTGGCACCACGGTGCGGTCGTCGATGATCAGGTTGGCGTTGCCAGCGCTGCCGCCCACTTGCACCAGGTTGACGCTGAACGTGCGGTTCACCGTGTCGGTGTTGGTGACGGTGGCCTTGTCGATCAGCGCCTTGACAGCGCTTGCCGTGTATTGGGTTGTCTGAGTGGCTTCCATTTGCTTAGGAGGCACCAGGGTTTTTACGATGACGGTCATTGAACACCTCCGATGTTGTTGTTGACTGTGAGAATTATGGACGGAATACCTGGCTGCGGTGCAGCCGCAGGAAATGCAGTAACCTCGACGCTGAGATCGGTGACCGAGAACATCAGCTCAACATAATCGTTGGCCTTGAGGTCAAAAAAGTAATTCAGCGACGAGAAAATTTCAGCGTTATTACCTTGAATTCTAATTCGGCTGCAACTGTCTGTTACATCTACACCATTAAGGCGAAACCAAAAATCAAATATTCCCGTGCCGCCTGCGGTCTTATCAAGCTGGAATGATGTATCAAAGTTGTAGATGCCTTCGGTATCCACCACGATGCGCGAGGTGGGCGTGCCAATGAACACGCCATTGCTCAGGTCGGTGTTGTTGAACGTGATCGCCGTGGCTGTGTTGATGACCGTGGCCGTCTGCGTGGTTGTGTCGTAAAACGAGCCATACCGCGCACGCTTGAACTCTCTGGCTGGCGGTGTCATCTGCAGCCCTTCGACGGCTGAGGTCAGTTGAGACAGCAGGGCCATCACCTGGTTGACCTTGTTTTCCGTTGACGCAATACTGACTGCAGCATCTTGGGCCAGCGAGGCGATCTGGCCCAAGGCCAGCGTGGCCTTACCATCGATCACGGCAGAGCTGATAGCGGCCTCCTGCGCCAGCGAAGCAATCATGCCCAGCGCCTGCACAGCAGTTGCCTGGGCAGTGCCTGCCGAGATATTGATCTCCAGCACCACATCAGGCGCGATGGCGTCGACCGTTGCGAACAACAGCTCGAACTGCCTGATCTGCTGCTGGTCGGTCAGGAACTGCGCGAGCTGGTCGCGGGTCAGGTTTAGCCTGCGGGAGACGGGTGCGGTGGCCATCAGTACAGCAACCCTTCGATCTGCATCTCAAGGCGTGCAAATGCAATATGTGAATCGCTGTCACCACGGAAACGCTGGATGCGCCAGTTGCGCATGTGGCCCTGCTGGAACCATGCCAGGCGCTTCGAGGTGTTGCCGATGGTGCCCACGTAGATGTAGCGGTCCTGGCTGTAGGACAGGCCGTCCAGCGAATAGCTGGTGCTGATCTGCGGGTTGGTGCCCAGCGCCACCCGTCCGGTCAGGCTCACCAGCTCGATCTTTTGGAACAGTGCGCCCTTGCCCTCGTTGTAGGCAATGATGGTGCCAAACTCCCAGCGCACCTGCTGCCCCCAGTGGCTGCCAATGTCGTCCACCAGATAGCCGATGGTGCTGGACTGCGGGTCGCCCACCAGCCACTTGTCATAGGCCCAGACGAGGTTGCGTGCTCGGTACTGTGCAAAGCCCACCACCGTGGTGGTCAGGGTAAACCACACCTGATCGCCCAGCGCCTCGGATGCGGCTGCATCGTAGACGATGGTGCGGTCTGGCAGGTGCACGTAAAGGTGCTGATGCGACTTGTCGTTGCGTGCCTCCAGCTTGACCAATGACAGTTGCGCCTCGGTGTAGGTCAGCAGCAGCTCGTCAATCTCTTGAGTGCTGATCTTTTGGGTGGTGGCCGCTGCGCCCACGTAGATGCCTGGGGACTCGTTGCGACCACTGCCCAAAAAGGCGATGCGCTCGATGTAGACGCAGCAGGCAAAGGTGCCGACCACGCCCTTTTGGATTTGAGCGCCATCAATGCGTTGGAACGGGAACAGGTCGCCGCCGATGTTGTCGAACACCTCGACGGTGTTGCGGTTCAGTGCATAGACCTCGTTGCGCAACTTAAGCAGCGCCACCACGGGGTCGGGATCGACCTCGCTGGAGCCGTACTTCAGCGGATTGACTTGGGTCGGGTCTGACAGTTCGGTGACGATCAGGAACTCGCCGTCGGTGGTCATGAAGTAGCCATCCACCCACACCACGTCGAGCACCAGGCCAAGGTCTGGGTCGGTGACTTGGGTCAGGGTGGAGTTGTCCCAGTAGTACAGCCGCCCACCGGATGCAATGGCCAGCTCGTCGAAACTGTAGTCAAACGTTACCAGCGTGTTGACGGGCCCACCCACATCACCCAGCACGGTCACAGCGCCATTGCTGGCCACCGACACCAGCTTAGTGCCCATGACCCTGTAGCACTCGCCCTGCCAGTTGATGCCGCCTCGGTCGATGCCTGGGCCGCTGCCGTTGGCCACGAGGCCATCACCTGGCCGCAGGTAGCCGGTGCTGATGCCGCTGTTCTTGGGCACCGGCACCATGTTGACCGGATAGGACGTGCGAAAGTCCGGGCCGTTGTCCGTGTAAATGCCGTTGAGAATTGAGATTTGCATGGTTACTTCTTAGCCTTGTTTCGGGCCGAGATTTTCTTGGCCTTGGCCTGTGCGTCAGCTTTGCTCGACGCGCCCCAGGCTTTCAGACTGAGCAGCAGCCTGGTCGGCTCGCCGTCTTTGTACTCAGGGCCGGGGTTGTTTCCCATGCGCGCCAGGAACGATGCCCTGCGTGGGTTGTCGCCGGACTTGACAGGCGGCTTGATGTTCTGGCCTGCAGCCTTCAGGCTGGCGCGCCCAGCAGCGTTCAAGCCGCCTTTGGGGTTCTGCCCTTCTTTGCGCTGCCATGCCGGTGTCTTCATCGGAACCTCGCAACCTTGGCAGCCACCTTCTTGGGCTGCTTGACGAACTGCTTGCCTGCCTTGGTGCCCTCGCGCTTGGCCTTGGTGGTGGCCGCATACTCAGCCGACGACAAGGACTTGATGGCTTTTTCGGGCAGGTAGCGCTCACCGGTCTCGCTCGACGGCTTGCCGGACTTGGTGCGCCACTTTTGCGCGCCCCAGTCCTTCAGGCTTTTTTGCGGGGCTTTCATGACTTGTAGCCTCCGCCCTTTGCCTTGTACTCCTTGGCCAACAATTGCGCCTTGCGTGCAGACCACTCACCGGCAGCAGTACCCTGCACCGATGCGCCTTTGATCTGCTCAAACAAACGCTTGCGCATCGTCGGCTTGGTGTAGACCGCAGCCTTGTTGACGGAGGACTTGGGCTTGGTGGCCATCACGCACTCACGGCTTTGATGACTGCAAAGTTAAATACTGGCGTTTCTGTGGTCGTGCCGCCAGTAGTGCGGAATGTGATGTTGAAACTTCCAGCCGCCACCGCAGTGACCATCAGGTCGTACAGGTCAGTGCCTGATTTTTGGTTCACGATAATCACATCGGTTGCCGCCACGGTGCTGTTGGTCACGGTGAAAGTTGCAGCCGTAGCTGAACCCGCTGCGCTGAATAGTGTGATCGCACCCGTGGTCTTATTTAGCGTCACGCCTGTGGTTCTGCTTGTGCCTTGGGTGACTGTGCCGCCTGCGCCTGTGGCATAACCCACGCCAGCCGTGCCAGTTGATGCAATAACACCTGTGGCTGTCAGGCTTGTGCCCGTAGCCACACCGATTGCTGGTGTCACCAATGCGGGGCTGGTGAATGTTCCGGTGCTGACTGTTGGATTTGTAATTGTTGGAGTTGTCAGGGTCGGGCTGGTGTTGAACACCAACAGACCAGTGCCTGTCTCGTCCGTCATTGCGGCACGCAAATTGGCACTGGTTGGATTGGTCAACCATGCAGCAATACCCGCTGCCAAAATTGTTTCGGCGTTGATGTTGTACCAGGAATTTGTCGGCTGATAAAAGCGGTAAACAGCAGCGCACCCTGCACCCAAAGCTGTGACTGCGCCATAAATGGCAGATGCACCGTTCAGGGCAATGGTCAGCGAGGTGATCTCTTGCGTGGTGGTGATCAGCACCGTAGTGCCATCCGGCACGCCAGTGTTCAGCGGGAGCGTGATCGTGCCTGTTGCCAGCGTTCCGGCAGGTTGCAACAGCATCCACTGTTGCTCGCTGACTGGTGTCGGCACGGTGATGTTGAATCCGCTGCCAGGCACATAGAGATTGACCGCCAGCGTGGGGCTGGCAAATGTCTGCTGAAAATACTGCAGCAGTGCATTGACCGACATGCGCCGAGCGTCGCCGTTGTTCGGGGTGTAGACGGGAATTTGATCGCCAGGTGAGACTTGGCCGATGACGGGTAGTTGATTGATGGATGGCATGATGGTCCTTAGTTGTATGTCAGTGGCCCATCAGGGCCAGCGTCCACTGGGTTGTAAGGCGGTCTGATAAACGGATTGTCGTAGACGCGCCAGGGCTTGTTGCCTGCGCCTGCTGGCATGGTGGCTGGCAATTGCTGCTCTAGCGGGAACGTGGCGCGCTGCAGCAGGGTGTCGTAGCCTTGCTTGCCTGTGGCCTTGGTCTCGGGCATCACCACCTTGCCGTAGCTCGGCGCCAGGCGCACAGCCAAGTTGCAGATGATGGCCTCATAGGCCGAGTCGGGGACGTTGGTTTCCTCATCGATGCCGCCGTCTTGGGGGCTGGACGGGATCGGGTATCCGAGCCGGATGCCCTTGCCGTTCCAGTCGGCCATCATGGCATCGAGCCTGCGCCTGGCAGTCTCAAGCTGCTCAGGCTGAAGATCAAAGGCATAGGACGCAAGGCCGATCTCTTCGAACGCTGCGCTGATAAATTGGCGCTTGCTGTAACCCATGCTAGGCTCCTTGTGCCAGTGCTGTGGCGATCAAGCCACTTAGCTTTTTGTCTGTGGTGCGACCGTTGAACGGGATGCCCAGATCGGTGGCCTTGGCCTGCAGCTCGTCGCGTGTCGGTGGTGCATCGTCCTGTGGTGCATTTTGCACCTCAATGATCGGGGCATTCATAGGCGATGGAAAACAAACCTTGTTGGCTTTGCGCTCAATGGTCTGCTGCTTTTTAAAGCGTCGTTTTTGCAGCCGCAACTCTTTCCACGGGGCAAGAGTCTTGTCTTTGATGATAGCGGCTGACTTGATCATTTCATCTTCTTCATCGGTGCTTTGCTGGGCTTGCCTGCGGCTTTCGCTGCCTTGCTTGCCACGTTCAAAGACATTGCCACAGCTTGCTTTTGGGGCTTGCCGGACTTCATCTCCATTGCAATATTTTTACCGATGGTCTTCTTTGAATAACCTTTGGTCATTGGCATGATTCGCTCCTAAGTTAAACAGGCCAACATCTCTGCTGGCCTGTCAGGGTTTATTAACCGATGCGGTAGACGATAAAAACGCCTGCCGCTGACTTGCGGCAACGGAAACGAGCAGCAGAACCACTCGTAGCCGCAGTCGCAGGAGCGCCTTCAATTGTCACATCTGTATTAACCGTCAAAGTCAAAGCAAATGCTGCAAATGTAATGACGCTAAAGTCAAACGAATCACCAATCGCCCACTCAGTTGCCAAGTCAAGGTTTGCACCTGTTGGCATTTGAATGTTGCGTGATGCGGTTGGGGTGGCGGTAATGATGCCAGTCAGCACATTAGCGGCTGTGGCAATCATCGAGCCGCCATCAGCTATGTTGGCTGGCGCACCCTGGGGTTGCCAGTTGCCATCGTTAGTGATTGCTGGGGCAACACCGATTGCGTAATAAGCGCCCGATGCACCAGCTTGAATAGTCACGCTGGTGGCATTGGTAAATGCGC